TAGTACGTTACCGCGTTCAAAAGGCCGTATGCCGTGCCGTCCGCACTCGCAAGGTTAGCGCCGGGGCTTTTACGGTAGGCCGTCACAAGGGCGCGCAGGTTGTTTTCGGACTTGGTGCTCACCAGCTTATTGCCCTTTGCGTCAACCTTGCCGATCTCCGCCGGGTTGATGTCCAGCAACGTGCTCAGGAATGTGAGCGCATCCGAGTCGCTAACCTTGATTTTGGCAAGGGCATTGAACTGTTCCGAAGTCATCCGGTGCTGTTCACCCATGAGGCCAAACGCCCGTGCGAGTGCGTCACGATCAAACTGGGTTGAGTGCTTGTTTTTGTAGCCTTTCGCGTTCGCATCCGCATTCACCATTCGCATGGTGTTCGCACATACTTGACGGATGGTTGTCGCCACTAAGTCAGTAGCGCGTGAGCCATCGAAACTAGTTTGCAATCGGACGTAGCCAGCGACCTTATCGGAACCCGGCAAGATGAAGTCATAATCAGAACCAAGCTTCGCCATGCACCACACAATGCGGCCGCCCCTAACAGCTCCAGCGGTTTCAATTGAAAGGCCATTGTCACTCAGGAAGTCTGCGAAGAACTCCATGATCTCTCGCGGTTGATGAACGTTGTAGCGGTTGTCCGAAACGACACCCAAGGGCGCAAGCGTATCGTCACGGTACAGCACCGATTGATTATCGAATGACTTGATGACGCCCCCCGCGTTATAGGTGACGGGCGCGCGAACCGCGTTCCAATTAAGCCCGGCCTTTTGGGTAATAGTGTCGATTGAATCACCCGGTTCGATGGACTGGCCTAACCCGTGCCATGCGGACTGAGCGCCCCCTACTGCTGCGAATGCGTAGAGGCCGGTTGAGTTGTCGAGTTCGTGTGCCATTGTCTTAATCTCCAATATAGGTTTATAGCGCCGCGTTACTGCGGCAATTGACACTCTAATTATATGCGCAACCCGGTTGAACAACTTTCGATTGTCGCGACCATTCTGCGGTCATTTGAGTCACTCATTATATAGGCGAATCTGCGAGCGCAACCCGGTAGCGTAAAACCGCATTAGAAGCCCTATTGGCGGAGCACCCCCTAACCGCCCCCTTGGTATTGGTTCGCGCTAAAATCAGCTAAACGCCCAGTTATCCACAGACTTATCCACAGTTTAAGTTATTGATTTTGCAGGTTGTTTCCACGCAACAATCGCAGGAATTTTTGTAGTTGTTCACACGTTATCCACAAATGCCTGGACTTATGCACAAGTTATCCACAGTTAGGCAATTATGTTGCGCTGGGTGCTTGGCATATATGAGCGTGTAATAAACCAAGTCGCTAAGGTTCCCCTTTGAGTTTCAATCGACGCTCAATTGACGCAAGTCGATGACCCCCAGCACACGCAAACGACGGAGGGGGGTGTGGGTCCCATCTGCCCAAACAATCTCCCAACCCGACTCCAACTTTTACTTGCACTACCCCCTTGCGCACGTTTACTCTAGGGTCCCATCTGGGTATCTGGCACGGTGCGCGTGCAGCGACTGGGAGGAAGCTGAAGGGACCCCTAAAGGTTCTGCATCATTAAGGCACTCCGCCCCGGCACACAGGCTACCCGGTTGTGGTAGATCGCGGCCTCCCGGCAGGTTGATCCTGCATACTCAAACTGTTATACGGAGACACTATGCCAACGAAGTCTAAAGTAAACGCAGCGGGCAATTACACGAAGCCCGAGATGCGTAAGAAGTTGTTTAACGAGATCAAAGCATCCGCCACCCAAGGCACCGCAGCGGGTCAATGGTCAGCCCGAAAGGCGCAGCTTTTAGCCAAACGCTACAAAGAGAAGGGCGGCGGGTACAAGGACTAAGCCATGAAAGCACCTCAGAAATCTCTTAAGGATTGGACCGCGCAAGAATGGCGCACCAAGTCAGGCAAGCCGTCATCAAAGACGGGCGAGCGGTATCTACCCAAGGCAGCGATTGAATCTCTTACCCCGCAGGAATATGCAGCCACCACTCGTGCTAAGCGTGAAGGCAAGGCGCAGGGTAAGCAGTTTGTCGCGCAGCCGAAGAAGATTGCGAAGAAGACCTCGCGATACCGGTAATTTATGACCAATCCTGCCCCGACGCAGGCAGAGCTACTTAAGAAGCTTAACGAGTTATCCGTTGAGGACTTAGAGGCTCTCCTCGCGCACACCAAATGGGAGCAAAAGCGTCACAAGCATCAGGTTCCGCCGCCTCCGGGTTGGACTGTGTGGTTGATGTTGGCGGGTCGTGGCGCGGGTAAGACCAGAGCGGCAGCGGAATGGATTTGGTGGGAGGCGTATCAAGCGGCGGAGACGCGCTGGTTGGTGTGTGCGCCGACATCTGCTGACATTCGTGATACGTGTTTTGAGGGCGACTCGGGTTTGATTCAGGTCATTCCTGAGAAGATCGTCAAGGAATACAATCGTTCGCTTTCGGAAATCATCTTAACCAATGGGTCCCTGATCAAAGGGATCAGCGCGGAGACTCCCGACCGGCTCCGTGGTGGTCAGTGGCATGGTGCGTGGACGGACGAGTTGGCTGCGTGGCAGTACGATCAAGAAGCGTGGGACATGATTATGTTCGCGCTACGTCTAGGGTCCCATCCGCGAATCGTTGCTACTACTACCCCAAAGCCTAAGGCCCTCATCAGAGACTTGGTTGAGCGTGACGGAGCCGATGTGCACGTTACGAGAGCTTCCACTTACGAGAACATCGCGAATCTAGCGCCGACTTTCCAGCAGCAGCTCTTGAAGTTTGAGGGCACGACGCTCGGACGGCAGGAAATTCACGCAGAAGTACTGAACCCCGAAGAGCAGGGCATCATCAAACGCCCTTGGGTGCAGCTCTGGCCAGCGAAAAAGCCCCTGCCCATACTGGAACACATCGTGATGAGCCTAGATACGGCCTTCACGGAGCAAACAAGAGACAAGAAAACGTCAGATTCCGACCCGTCAGCGTGTGTGGTGCTCGGACTTTTCTACGAAAACGAGAAACCAAACATCATTTTGCTTGATTGTTGGGAAGATCGGCTTGGAATGCCCGATTTGATCCAGCGAGTGAAGCGAGAGATGGAGGTTTTCTACGGCGACGATGAGCAAAAGCCGATGATCAAGCCGAAATTCGGTCCCGGTCGCATGTTAAACACCGGAAGAAAGCCCGATACCATCGTGATCGAAGACAAAGGCAGCGGAATTTCGCTCCGGCAGATGCTGGCACGCGAGGGAATCGTCGCTCACGCCTACAATCCGGGAAAAGCAAGTAAATTGACGCGATTGCACATGGTTTCGCACCTATTTTCGGCTGGAATGGTGTGGTTTGTGGAGTCGGATAAGCGAAAAGGACAGATTCGCTCGTGGGCGGAGCCGCTTTTGTATCAACTGTGCTCGTTTTCGGGTGAGGGAACCATTAAGCATGACGATTTGATGGACGCTTGCACCCAAGGTTTACGTTTCCTTGCCGATAAAGATATGATAAGCGTGAGTAAGCCTAAGCCGTTGCAGCCTAGGATGATTGTGAACGAGCGCCCAAGAGGTAATCCGTATGGCGTCTGAGCCGAACGATCTGGACGAAGCCCAAGAAGACCTTGGTGAGATGTTTGAACTCCCTGAGGAGGTTTCGGACATTGAAGACACCGAGGATGGTGGGGCGATTGTTCGCTTTGGCGAGGATGAGGAAGAGCCTGTAGGTGAGCGCGAGTTCTATGCGAACTTAGCCGAGAAGCTCCCTGAAGGCGTCATGGACGATGTCGCTCAAGACTTCTTGGGTCTGATTGCGAAGGACAAAGAGGCGCGTAAGAAGCGCGATGAGCAGTACGAAGAGGGAATCCGACGCACAGGACTTGGTGACGATGCACCGGGCGGCGCTCAGTTTCAGGGCGCAAGTCGGGTCGTCCATCCCATGCTTACTGAGGTATGCGTGGATTTCTCTGCCAGAGCTATTAAGGAGCTTTTCCCGCCCGAGGGACCCGCCAAGGACCACATCGTAGGCGACGAAACTGCCGATAAGGTAGCCAAAGCCCAGCGCAAGACGCGGTATTTGAACTGGCAGATGACCCAGCAGATGCCGGAGTTCCGGGCAGAGCTAGAGCAGCTTCTGACTCAGGTTCCGCTTGGTGGCGCTCAGTATCTCAAGCTTTCTTACGATCCGAACAAGAAGCGACCGGTGCCCCTCTTTATCGGCATCGACGATGTGTACCTGCCCTATGCGGCAACGAACTTTTATTCGGCAGAACGCAAGACGCACGTTCAGTACGTGACGGAGATTGAGTATCTCCAGCGCGTGAAGTCGGAGATGTACCGGGATGTGGATCTCGCTCCGACGACGATGGAGCCGGATGTTTCGAAGGCTGAGA